TGTGCAATTCGTCAAATTGCATGTGCAATTCAACAGATTGCATGTGCAATTCGTCAGATTGCGTGCGCAATTTAACAGATTGCATGCGCAATTCAACAGATTGCATGCGCAATTCAACAGATTGCATGCGCAATTCAACAGATTGTAAAATCGCAAAATCGAAAGGTATAACAAAAAAAAACGAAAGGGATAATTTTGAGAAGCGCTAAAAACGCCCAAAATTACCCCTTTTTTAATAGCCCTTTATTATCCCTTAAGCTCTACTTAAATGATATAAAATTCTGCATAACAAGAACCAGTATTAGCTGATGCTCCTCCTACTCCATTAAGTGACACATCACCTGATGCCGTTATGAAAATCTGAGCAGCTCCATCTCCTATTACAGAAGGAATGATTTGAATAGATGATGGAACATAAGCAGCTGGCAGAGTAAATATAGCTTGACCTAAAGTACCTGATTTTACTACGCCCCTAATAGTAACTTTATTCCCAATCTTTTTAAATTGTAATTCCTGAACAGGGTTGCCCAACAGATTCCCAAAATTAATCCATCCGTTTTGAAACGCTGGCTCCCCGCCAGCTCCAACAGCATGCCAATCATCAATAGCAAATATGTTTCGCAACGGCGCTAACGGCCATCCAGTAGTAGCAGTGGGCAACCGCTTCGGGTAAGCGATTCTGGTCAAATATTTGTGTTTAACGTTTCCGTCTTCAAATTGCTTGTCACCCGATGCATCAGCATCAGTCTCATCAATAATCCAAAACAGCGATTCCCCTGAAAGAATAATTCCTGCAAGGCCAGCATTCACCTTACATATCTCTCCATTGATACAGACAAACCCATCCGTATAATTATTACCAGCGCCACTCACCTCCGCTCCGGAGAGAACAAACGAATCATCAGGTGACGCTCCAAAAGCGCTCAGAAAGCCCTGAAATGCCTCACGGATACCATCATCCCAAAACCTATAATCGTCAAGAGAAAGCGGCCATCCGCCATTCAGAGCAGTATTTAACTTCTTCATATATTTTGTTTATTAATAAGTCTGTATTGAGTAGATTTTACCAGCAAGCTTGTAAGTATTGATCAGCGCTTTCATTTGATTAACGTCGAATACAACAGCTACAGGAACCCATACGATGAAATCATAAGACGGGATGTATTCAGATTCATTCTTCAGGTAATCCCGCTTCTTGTGCAAAGTCCAGTTAACTCCCTCCACCGGCATGATGCCAGTAGTGGGGATTAAAGTTTTCCAAATTGAATCCCCGTAAGCGGCAAACTCACCGGCATCATAATTAACTGCCGGATCATATTCATTGTAGAAATATACCGGTGGCCGTAATTCAATTTCATTCCAAAGGATGATCCTTTTAACATTGGCAGTGTTTTCAATATATATTCCCCTGTTGATGTTATCCCATTTGTTATTGAGCAGTGCCGTCAGGTAAATAATCTGTGAATTCCATTTCAGAACCTCAAATACAGCATCTTTATAAGCAAGGAAATTCGTATGAATCGTCCTGATGCCGCTAAATAATACCTGCACGAATGCCAGGAACTTCGTTTTACGAAGCGCCCAGAACGTGAATGTCCTTATAAGCTTATACCAGTTAACATCAAACATCGGCTATATATGTAAATTCGGTTCTCATTGGCAATGCATCATCAATAACCAGGTAACCAGCGTTCGGTGTAAATTCAACAACAATAGGAACATAAGGATTGGCTCCATATTTTGATTCTGCAAGTGTTAGCTCAGGATCATTTATTCCTTGAGCAGCTTCTACAGCGTCAGTAAGCTTTACAAGCCTGAACCGGCCATTGAATGGAAGGTCGCTTATGAATCCATTAACAGCATCTTCAGCTGGGAACACAGCCGGATCGGATATAAGCGAACCGTCAGGGGAGATAACAAGTGGATCATAGTAACAAGTATATTTAAGATGAAGTATGTCCGGATCAAAACTTTCAGTGGAGAGATTCACACCGGCAAAGTTTATTTGCTGCATGTAAGCATCAAAGGACACTAGCTCTGCTGCCGTGAGTTTTGTAACTACACCGGCAACCAGCTTAGCCACCTTTATTTTTAATTCACCTGGCACTTCCACTGCTGCTGCCCGCTTCACAATCTGCGATGCAATCGCCGCTGGTGATGTTGTGTCAGTATATTGATATTTATTATTCAGCCATGTCAATGCATATCCTAATTGAAAAAGAAATGCCTGTCCCTGGTACCATCTTGCTGTGCCAGGCACAGCAGTATTAACTATTGCCTGAAGCTCTACTTTGAAAACATCCCATAGCTTTTGCTGCGTCCACAATCCCACTGCAACTATAAATAAGATCAAGCGCCATACCGCTACCTTGCTGGCGGATGTCAGGTCATTCAACAGCGTTTGCGAGCTGTCAATGTTAGGCTGCAATCCATTGAGAGCCGTGTTAAGGTTCTTTTCTGCAATAAGAGCATTGTATATTTCTGTGATTGGCTGAGCCATTTATTTAAAATATTAATCAGTTATAACAGTCCATCCGTAATTACTCACCAAATCATTCTTCGCTGCAATACCAGTTGAAGAAGGAGCTGTATTGCCGTCTAGTTTCAAAACTCCCCCTGTCGCACCACCGCCTGATACAAGATTATCCACATCAACAAGAATATTATCTATGCCTGCCTGATTGAACAAGTTATTTTGAAGCTCAAGCTTCACCAGGCTGTTTAATCCGGCTAGAGAAGGAAATGATGTTAGTTGGTTAGCGCTCACCGTTATCTCTTTAAGTGAAGTTAAACCAGTCACCGATGGAAATACCGTTAATTGGTTTGTATCACAATAAAGAATCGCCAATGCCGGTATGCCAGAAACAGGAGGTAATACTGACAGCTGGTTATTACTGACAATTATACGTTGCAGATATGCAGGAAAGGAGGGAAGAAAAGTTAAATCCATCGCGGCTGCATAAAAAACCGGATGACCAGTCATACACACATTCGCAATATTTTTCAAAATGGCATTTAATCCCTCACCTGTTATGCCGCGTACTCCGTTAGTCTTAATATAAGCATCAATTGAATCAATCAGTTCCTGGAAGTTCATTATATATCAATATTAAAATCATTATCAAAATCATTATCAAAATCCCCATTCAGCTCAACAATTTCATCCTGAGTCAGGCTTACCGGCTTCACATTATTCAGCTGCATATAAGCCAATACAGTCGCATTCACCGGAGCGCTCTTAATCTTCAATAGCTGTCCGCCTTGCAAATCGCTGCCAATAGTCAATCCTGGATTGTCCTCGATCAACTGAAAGACACCATCCACACCGCCATACTCTTGTACTGCGATGTCCCAAATTGTTTGTCGATCTTCAACTATTACTGTCTTCATCTGCCGCCTCCTATTTGCCTATATATAGCGTCAATCTCAATGTTTGTCTCTTCACTTATACTCAACCTGCGTATCTCCATTCCGTCAGCTTCAAACTCCTCCTGTATAGCACGCCTAAGCTCATTCGTATCTGCATCGTCAAGCAGGAAGCCATTAAGCCCAACACCTATTGTTGGAAATTGTTTGATCTCCCCCTTGTTCATAAGCAGCAGAAGCTTCTGATGCTGGTTGGTACTTTCGCCTACTTTGAAATCACCTTTCTCAATAATGAGATCAAAGTCTTCACCCATAAGTAAATCAAACACATTCATTATCCGCCGTGTTTAACTTTCGTATTTTCCAAATCACTTAGAGCTGTATCCCCTGCTGTTCCGCTTGGGCCAGAAGCGCCGGTGACTACTCCTGAACTATTCGATAAACTTCCTCCACTATGCGTGTGATTATTAAATGCTGTCTCAAGCGCTTGCAATCGCGCTAACAAGCCTTGCACCTTAACCAATCCACCTAAGCTGCTGCCATTAATTTCAATCGTTCCGTCATCCTTCAGCAGCACCTTTGCACCGGCATCATTTCTCACCTCGTAGCTTTTAAACTTACTGCCTATAATCATGAAAGGCTGCGAATCCTTATTCCTAAGGAATCCAATCAGTATATATGAACCGACCACAGGAATAGAAATTACTCCTTTCAAATCACCATCAATCACCGGCTTCAGACGAATGTTTCCGATCGTAGCGCCTCCACCTACCGGATCAGCTTCGCAGGTGAAATTATCTTCATTTACAGACACCACCTTTGCTGCAATTGATTGCATTGGCTGCATTCTCATAAAGAAGTCCCGGAGTGCTTTATTTAATCTCTCTTCATTCATGCTGCCGTAGTGAATCTTAATCCCAATTCGTTTTCTCTTCTGAATCCGGAAGAATTGTAAGTCGTTCTCACCCCATCAATAAAATACTTGCCCGTGCGCTCAGGGTATTTGTCATTCATCAGGTTCGCAACCATTCCATGTGTTGTCCACGGGAAGCCAAATGCTTTCAATGATCCGCGCCATCCTGTATATTTCAATAGCTTTATCTTTTCCTCTGCCTGTTTGATTAGTTGATCCTTCGTCAGGTTGAAGAAGTGTAGTGTAGTCTCTGAAGCATCGCCGGTAGTATCGCCAAGCTCATGCTCAATATGTTTATTGTTAGGATAAATAGAAATGGCTTTCACCCTGATCTTCACATCAGAAGACTCCTTATATTCTAATTTGCTTTCATTCTGTGGCACGTTCTTTTGGAAGTGGTATTGGACTTCCCCTAATCCTGTTTCAGTGTAAGCAAGGCCGCAGAATAGCTTTTTACCTCTATAATAAACCACCAGGCCATATTCATCCTTTAACTTCTCCAGGGCTTTAGCAACCGTCACACGATCCAACCTGAAGGCGGTGAATGTGATGTCCTGCACTTTATCAATCTGAGCATCAGGAATAAGGTACAGGAGCACATCCTTCAGCTTTGCCTCTGGCCAATATTTAGTAACTGTCTTTTGCTTCAGCTTCCACATTTCATCTTCACACATAAACTCCAGCGGAGAATTAAAACCGCGGGAGCTGACGTACCCTTCAAACTCCGTGATCATGGTATCATCGTAACCCAGCTCAATCTTCACCTGGTGGCCAACGCCTATTTTATAATTCTTCTCCAGCTGGTCAACGAGCTTTTGAAAGCGAGGCAGCTTTACTGTTGCTGTTTGCGAAAGTTTCTTCCAGCTGCTTTCAATTAGAATTTCATGCACCTGGTTCCGGAAGATGAGCTGTTGCCCTCCGTCCGGATTCGTAAAGGTTACTATGCTTTTCATTCTAACCATTCTTCAGCTCCAGGTCAAATACTTTATCACTCAAACAATTCAATTGATATGGTTGAAACATCTGCGCTCCCTCAATAGCGGGGATGGAATAGGATTCAATAACAATGCTGTTTATTTCAAAATAGCTTAGGAGATCACATACTATCCTTGATTGACTCTCCTTCTCACACAAAGTTCTTATCCGCCTGATTTGTTCATCAGGATAGTTATCCGTTCCATCCTCCTGAACAGCAATGCCACGGATAACAATAGCATAGTCATTCAATGCAAACATTTCTTTGAACGTGCCCTTATTGCCATCAACAGGAGTCTTTACAATATTCTTGCTTCCGTTAATTTCGATCAGTGGCTCATTAGGCATCTGAAAGTCATCAATCTTACATGGCATAAATAATGGTGTTCCAAGTAAGCTTGTCTCTCCGCTCTTAGTAGTACGTGCTTCAAGCGAGCTGAATGGTTTAGAGCCATCGACTTTACTTATACCTTCCAACCTCCTCAATGGAATGCCAGGCCACACCTGGCGCACTAATTCGAGCAAATTAAATTGATACTGTCCTGGCATTAATCGTTTGATATTGCTAATTCACTTCCTCGTATGGCTCTTATTAAATACTCCTCAACCTTTGAAAGCATTTCTCCCGCGCCTTCAGTAACATTTTGACTATGTATATTAACTCCTCCCTGCACCAGGCTTCCTATATGTACTGTCACTTGTTTATTGCCGCCTCCGGAAATAGCATTGATGCCATCTTCCAATTTATCATCAGGCTTACCACCAGCAATTTCTTTTTCAGCAGCTTTTAATGCATCCATTATGCCTGGAGGTTTTTGCCTTTCCGCTTCTTTTGCTGCTTGCTGTTGCTTTTCCGCTTCTCTTGCCGCCTGGAAGTTTTTCTTCCCCTCCTCATACCCCTTCTGGAACTTCTGTGTAATACCAAGCTTACTTGCTACCCATTCAATAGAATGAACAAGGTCTTTGACCAATGTAATGACTGGTTGTAAGAACTCCATTGCTGTTTCATAAATGCTTTTAAAGACTGGTTTAATGGCGTCCCATACAGTGATAACAGCACTCTTTAGTGCGTCCCAATGCTTAATAATTTGCTTGATAATAATGACAATCGGGAGATATTGAGCCATCTTCCACAGGAATAGAAAGAAGCTTTTGAGCACTTCCCATACGCCTGTCACTATAGCTCTGAATGTTTCGCAGCTATTCCACGCCCATACAATTGCACCAACCAGGGCAGCAATACCAACTACAACAAGTCCAATTGGATTGGCAGATAAGGCAATGTTCAACGCAAGCTGTGCAGCCGCCCATCCTTCCGTCACTAAGGTATTAACAATGATAGCTAATGTGCTCAAGCCCGTGTACCAGGCTTGCAATGCTGTCGCAATTGCTAAAACCTTACTGATTGCTATATATGCAGTGAATGCCGCGATAAGCCCCGTTACAACAGGGATAACACTATCCATGTTATTCTTCATCCAGGCAAAGCTCTTTGACACCCAACCCATCATTTCCTGAAGCAGTCCCATGACTGCAACTATGGCAGGCTTTACATATGCTAACAAAGCGCCACCAACTATTTTGACAATCAAAACCACCGTCTCGAATATGCTTTTCAATAGGGGGGCCTGCTGCTCAAGGAACCCAAACAGCATTGACGCTCCATCCATCACCTTAGTAATAGCCGACTCAATAGCAATCATGAAATGTTCTATTTGTGGCTTATGCTTGTTGATCAGGTCAACTGCAACTTTGCCTACAGTCTCTTTAAAGTCATCCCACTGAAGAGCCAGGTTCTGCATT